GCCTAAATCAGCCTTTAGGAGGGTTAAAATCGGAGATAGGGGATTTTCTGGCACATCGGCGATGACATGGATGCCGGGGAGATATGAAGCTTAGGTGGGCCAGCCAGAGAAGAGGCTTTTCCTTTGGCTGGCGGTGTTGCCTGTAAGGGCTGGGGAAGATGTAGACATCGATTCCGGCGAAACGACGGAATTAATTAAAATCAATGTGTTAGGTGATTTTTTGTAGGTACTTGGTTTTACAAGAGAGTTGTAAAACTATGACACTGTCCTGAACTACGAAACTTTCGTAGTTATTCTCTAAGCTACCGAAATAGCTTCGGCCTGCGATAAGTCTAAATTATTGATATTTGCAGAAATCCCCATTGGGGGAAGTTGAAAATAAACAATCGTACGTTGATGATGCGATAATCGTCGCACCGACCTACCCAAAAAGTGTAGGTCTCATGCGCCGACCTACAAAATTTTTGTAGGTTTCTGCATCACACGCAGAGAGGGGGCTTTTCCTTTGGCTGACGTGCTGAGGCATCGAAAAAAACTTCCTTTACTTACTCAAAACATGACGGATAAGGCGGATAGGCGGATAATGTCAATATTTATTTTATAAATCATAGGGTTGACGCTGTAATGTTATCCTACTCATATCCGCCTTATCCGCCCCAGCTTCATGACAAATACTCTGTTAGCTGCACAAATCCGAAATAGATATTAATATTCAACAGGTTATCTGTGCGCAAGCCCCCACTGGCTCCGCTGGTTTTGCGCGTGTCTTTTAGCGGCGCACAAAATTTGAGCTAAGCTACAGAAATAGCTCCGTGCAACCAAGGCAATGATATTGACGTGGTTCGTAGAGACGTTTTGCGAGTCGATAATATCGACGCACAAAGTTTGAGCCTCCTTCTTTAGCTGACGTGTCAAGATATCGAAAAAATTCTATTTATTTAATGCAAAACCTACCGGGACAACTGGGATATCGGGACGGCTTTAAAATAATCATTAAAATTCAATTGAATATATGAAAATTCTTGTCCCAGAGTTGTCCCATTCTCATCTCTTCTTCGTCCCAGCTTCATGATAAATACTCTGCTAGCTGCACAAATCCACAATAGTCATTAACATTCAATAGGTTATATGAACATACCCCACGAACTGCGTCGAAATAATCGACGCGGCTAGTCGTGCTGCACAAATCGAAAATATCCCAGCCATTTCAATTTATTATCTGCACACAACCCCATGCGGATTCCAAATCCCTACCGTCGCTGCGATAATCGTCGCATCGGTTGGTGAGGCTCCGATACAGGAGGCACCTCACACTCCGCTGAATTCTGCAAGCCGCTGCTTCTGGTCATCACTTAACGAGTAGGCGAATTCTTCATGCTCGGCCTGTAGCGTACCGAATGCCATCAGGAACGCGATCGCCGGGTCAATCTTGTTGGCGGACTTCTTCTTGTTCGGCTTGATATTGGCGTTGGCATCGCTCTCCATCACCACATTACCCATTGCCCATGCCAGCACCGGATCGCCGTTGTGCCGGATAATCTGGCGGTTAACGAATACCTCTGCTGACTTAGCGACGGGACTGAATCGCATATAGGTTTGCGGGAACGGCTCTACATCCAGTCCCGCGCCCTGTAGCTGGGTTCTCAGGTGGGTAGCGTTCCATGTATCAAAGCCAATCAGCCGGATATGAAATCGTTCACTATCTTTGAGAATGTCATCGCGGATACGGTCATAGTCGATGCAGTCCCCCTTCGTGGTGCGTATCCAGCCTTGTGATCCCCACAAGCGGTATAAACTGCGGTTCTTGTTGGCGACGTTCTGTAACTGCGCTTCCGGCAGGTAGTGACGAGTCAGCAGCAAGATTTCATTTTCACCGGGGAAGGCGTAGCACACGCTGGTGATATCGCCCGTGGAGGACAAATCCAGTCCGGCATAGCAATCCCGTCCTTTGAGGTCATCTTCGCGGTAGTCGGCTTTACAGGCGTCCCATGCGCCCGTTCCCATCCACGGCGTCGCTCCTTGGCACCAGAGGTTAAAGCGTTTGGTCAGCATCTCCACCCACTGCGAGGGAATGCCTCGTGCTTTCTGTATGGTGTCAACCAACGCCGCCTTATCGACGGAGATATCCAGATTGGGATTGGCCTTTACCCATTGTTCGGGGTCGTCCACTTCGTTTTCGTCGTCGAGTTCATAAATCAGCGCAAACAGGGATTCGTTCGTTTCTTCGCCCGCCAATATCTGGCAACAGTAGTCGTAGTGCTGCTTACAGGCGGAAACGACGTTGCTTCCGGCAGTGGTGATAGCGAACAGTAGCCCCTCGGGACGTGCACCCATACCCAACTCCAGCGCCGAATACACCGCGTTATCCGGGTGCAGGTGGTATTCATCCACGATAGCGAGGCTTGGATTCGTCCCCTCGATGGTGGCGGCCTTGGCGGCAAGTGGCTTAAGCAGGCTGTTGGATTTGGGATAAATAAGTTTATGCTGCTGGATGGTTAGCCGCTTTCTCAGCGCTGGAGAAATCAGACTCATCTGACGGGCATCGTCAAACACGATCCGCGCCTGATCTCGACTTACCGCCGCCGTGTAAATATCATGCTGCCCCGGCTCCATGACGAGGAAGTAGTTAGCCAGTATCGCCGCCAGTGTCGATTTGGCATTCTTGCGCGGTACTTGAATGTAGGCACTACGATACTTACGCCTTCCCGTTTCTGCATCCTTGAAGCCAAGGATATTGGCGAGGGCGAATTGCTGCCACGGCACAAGATGAATCGGTTGACCCCGAAGCGGCCCCTTGACATGCGGGCAAAGGGTGGAAAACGCAATAAAGCGCCCTACAGCCTCTGTATCGAAGCGGTAAAGGGGGTTACGCAAGTCCTTAAAGTACCTTTCAACAGCTTGTCTGAGGCGCTTACAGGCGCTTATAGACCCACTCCTGACCCCATCAGCGTATTGATGCCAAACGGTCGAGTTCATCTTCTTCCTCGATTTCTACCGGATTACGTCGGCGGGATACCGGATCGAAGCCCAGCAAGGAGGCCATTTTTATCATGGTTTTTTCTGCTTCAGCCTTGGCGCTTAATGCGGGGTTCCGGCTTTCGCTGCCCTGACTGTTGGCAATGCTAAACCCACGTTCTGCAAGGTCTGCAACGGCTTTCCGGTAAATCGAATAGTTGACGCAATAGAGTTCAAAGCTCCCCCAATCCGTAGGATTTAAATCACTCCGTTCAGACACAAAACGGGCTTTCGCTTTCCACTCCTTTGCCGCTATCTCATCAAGATAGTCCGGCGCTTTTAATGCTCTTCCCATAATTCATTGTTTCCTATTATATTTTTATTTTCTAAAAAAATGCCGCGCATAAAAATTTGAGGAGGCGGGTGGTGCCAGCAAGGTAGGGGCCTTGTCCTCAAAACTCCCCCCACCCATCTATTTTATATATAAGTATTTGATTTAATTATTTTTAATTCCATTAAGGTTATACTCGTGTATCCAGTCATTACGATGGGCGGCCTTCTCTTCCTGCTCGCGGAACATGCCCGCCTTGCGCTGCTCCTTGGTGAGCGGATCTTTCGTCATTGTTTTGCGAGAGTGGCAACTCATACATAGTGCCTGATGGTTATCCTTCCACCAGAACAACACATCACTACCACCATCGACCGGAATGATATGGTCAACTATCTTCGCGGGGGTATAAATCCCTTTGCTCTCACACATCACACAAAGCGGATGTTCTTTCAAATACATAAGTCGGTACTTATCCCACTGTGGGGTATAACCTCTCTCTCTTCGCGTTCCCCGGCGCTTATCCTGTAGGCGTCTGGCTGCTTGCTTATGCAGCTCACACTTGCCGGACTTCACACGCTTAAAGCAGCCCGGCTCTGTGCATCTTCTTAATGGTTGGTATGGCATTTAATAAATTCCCACGTCACGGTAATAATTCCAAAGTGTCTTTGTGGTGAACGGTAACTCGCTGGCTTTGTCGTCTGCTCTCACTGCTTCCCGGTTCTCGTACCAGAAGCCAATCAACAGCAGGCAGCCCACCCTAAGCGAAGGTGTAAACGGCATCTCATCACTGAACCGCTTGCCGATATGTCGTTGGCAAGCATCTATGGCAGCCTCGGCATAGGCAGTAAGCAAGGCGTCATCGTCCTTGAATTCCTGCTCTATCCGGCAGTGCAGTTTCACTTCTGCCAGCGTGATCAGCTCAGTCAAATTTCACGCCTCCCTTACACAACAACTCAAGACGGGTGCCTTTATCGTCTGGGATCGGCGGGCCGATAATATCTAGCCTTTTCCCGGCATATGGCCCGGTCAGGCACAGTAACCGTGACGCCGCAGACACATCACGGCGATAGCGCATCCATACACGAATTGTCACTTCTGCCATTTTTGCACCTGCCGCTACACGTTCACGCCCGTTAATACCTGTTACCTGCGCCCATACCGTAGCTGTATCACGCCACGTTTTAATGGGCTGACCGCTCGCATCCCGATAGGAGGTAAAATGTTGAATTGTCACCCGGTGACGTAATCCACCCGCTCTCATGGGGTCGTCTCCTTTGAGCTTTTACTGACTTGGATATGCTGCTGCCATGCCTGACTGAATTCATCGCCACCTTCACGAGGAGATAGCCCTTCACGCTCACGGGCTTCATTGGGACTCATCACCCCGGACTTAATCGCGGTCTCGTAACTTTGAAATCGTTCTTGCGGGTTCGAGCGCAGCAGGTCAGCAGAATCAAATTCAATTTGATAGCGCACATTGGGTATGCTGGACTCCACCAGTAACGCCGCCTTGATTTGCTGTTCAAAGTTGGTCAGCCACGGACGAATGGTCATGGTCAGAAAGGCTCTACTGGCTTCACTAAAATTGCTGTAGGTGCTGTTGCTGTACTCTTGCAGGAAGATAGGACTCACGTTAAACATTCTGCCTACGTCCTCAATCGTCATGCGGCGAGAGGCGAGCCATTCTGCATCCTGATTGCTCATGCCCAGTTTTTCGTACTGCATATTGCCTTCGAGGATCGGCGTTTTACCTGCATTCCTCGCACCCTTGTAGCGCTCAAGAGCCTCAAGCGCCTTGACGCCTTTAACACCGTCCAGCCAGTCACCAGACTTGATAATCCCCGCCGCCATCATTCCATCTTTCATGATGCTGGCTCCGTGGCGCTGTTGGGCCAGTCCAAGCCCCAGCGTTTCCCGGCATTGGGTAATAGGCGAGCGCCCCATAAAGCCGTCATCAGTGGCATACCTGAGATGCAGTACTTCATGTTGTAAGTAAGTTCTCGATTTCCCGCTGTATGGCGCCGTCACCGTGTAGGCGTAACGATGGTCGCCTAGCGGGTTCACCGTAACGGCTTGCGGTGGGTAAGGGTGCAAGCTCTTCGGCTGTCCGTCCTTTCCCCACTCAATCACCGCATAGGCGTTACCGTTCAGCAGACAATGGCGCATCAGCGTCCGTTTGAACTGGTAGGCAGTCTGGCAGTCGTTGGGGGCTTCGTTCAGAAGGTAATCAACCGGATGGTCACTGAGCCATTCCCGCGCCTCTTGCCC